GTATAACAACTAAATTAGATCTTTTTGAAAAATTTATAAAAGATAAAAAGAAATTTCAAGAGACTGGTAAGTTTCAATCTGATGAAGTAACTATGCTTAGCGATTTAAGTCCTATCTTAGGAAAAGTTGCACAATTATTAAATGAAGCAAGAGATGCAAGAATGGCATATGAAAGAATGCCTAATATATCAGCGATAGAAAAAGCAAATAAAATAGAAGATATATTAGAAAAAGAAAATGCAATGATTCAAACTGTAATAGAGCAATTAGCTTTACAAGATTTAGATCATGTATTTGAAAATTTAATAGGACAAAAAACAGTTGTTCCAAGTACTAAATTTAAAAAACAAAAAGAGCAAAAGAAAAAAGATAAAGAAAGCACATTACAATATATGCAAGAGTTCTTTAACCAAAAAAAATAATATGGCTAAACAACCTAAAACAACTAGTGAACATTTAATATCCATTTATGGATATATAACAGGATTGCGAAAAGATATTAATACAATAAAGAATAATCACCTTAAACATATGCATCACGATATAGATAAATTACATTCTAAGATAGATAAATTATTATATGCAATTTTAGGTGGTTTAGGTGCTACAATAATAACACTACTAGGACTATTTTCATAATGGACAAAAGACAAATTACAGATACAATAGTAATACATTGTACACAAACTCCAAAAAATATGGATATTGATGTAGCTAAAGTTACAGAATGGCATAAAGATAGGGGATTTGATACAATAGGTTATCACTATTTAATTAAAAGAGATGGCACATTACAAACAGGTAGAGATGAAGATGTTGTAGGTGCTCATGCTATTGCAGTTAATGGTACATCAATAGGTATAGCATTAGTTGGTGGTGGTACAGTGGATATGGGTTGGGAGAATAATTTTAATTCTGATCAATTTAATACATTAAAAAGTATAATATTAACATTAAAAGATAAATATAATATAAAAAAAATAATAGGTCACTATCAAGTAGAAGCATCTAAAGAATGTCCTTCATTTGATGTACCAGAATGGTTAGAAAAAAATGGCGTGGTTTAGTTTATTAAAAATGGGCATCCAAGCAGGAAGCCATATTTATAAAAAAAGACAAGAAACTAAGATGGCTATGGCTGATGCACAACACCTGCATGCGGCTAAGATGGCCCGAGGTGAAGAGGCTTACCAAGGTAAACTTTTAGAAGCTAGACAATCGGACTGGAAAGATGAGGCAGTTCTTATTATATTGTCAGCTCCGATAGCTGTGCTAGCTTGGGCAGTTGTAAGTGACGATCCTCAAGCAATGGACAAAGTAAAATTATTTTTTGAATACTTCTCGGCACTCCCAAGTTGGTTTACCAATCTGTGGATTCTTGTCGTAGCTAGTATTTATGGTATAAAAGGTACACAGATTTTCCGTAACGGGAAAAAATAATGTCTAAATCAGAATATCAGGATCTTTTAGCTGAGTATAAAGAGCAGATCAGAATTTTAAAACAAGAGATTGCTGAACTACAAGATGCAGGTAAAATAAAAGACTCTGCTAATAAAAGAACATTGCAAAAACTTGAAAACCTGACTGAAGATTTAGAGAAGGCCCAACAAGAACTAAAACAACTAAAGGAAAATAAAAATGAAAAAAATTAAAGAAAAAATAAAAGCTGCATGGAAGTGGTATGTTACATGGCTTTTTAGCTGGCAAAATAAAAAGTAATGGCACTTAAAATCGGAGAAGATCAACCTGTACAAATGCCGATGAAGACAGTGATAAGTTTAATTATCATTGTTGCACTTGGCACGATGGGTTACTTTCAGATTGTAGAACGACTTAACATTACTGATACTAAAATAAAGATTATGGAGAAAGATCTTGAGGAAAACACTGAGTTCAGAATAAAATGGCCTCGGGGTGAAATGGGATCTTTGCCCGCAGATAGTGAGCAGTTCATGATGCTGGAGGATCTTTATAAGACTACTGATAAGATTAACAAACACATTGAGTCTATGATGAACAACAGAATTAATATTGAGTTTTTACAAAAACAAATGGATAAAGTTCTTAAAGATATTGAAACTCTAAAAGATAAAAATAGAGAAATAATTTATAAAAATGGTAATAAATAATGATAGCTGAAGTGATAGCCCTTCTAATGTTTATGGGACCTGATATTAAAGAACATAGAATTCAACCTAATATGGCAACATGTTTACGTGGAAAGCGTGTAGCAGAACGAGTTTATAAAGAGAATATCCAATATAAATGCATTAGATCTAAAGCAAATTTAGAAGAAAATATTGATGGCACTTTAACAATTAAATCATTAATATTAAATTAATGGTAAAATTTTTATTAGTAATTCAGATATGCTCTGCCTTATATGGTAATTGTCTTCCACAACAAACAATGGATTTGTATGATTCATGGTATGATTGTGCTAAAGCTGGTTTAACGGAGACAATAACATTATTAGATGTTATTGGAAAAGATATGATAAATAATAATAAAATTATTATTACCTTTACTTGTGTACCTAAAAATGAAATTTAAAAAAAGAAATCCAGTAGTGCAATTTTTATCAAGATATAAAAATAAAATTATTGCACATAATAAAAAATACAAAAGAGAAAAACAAAAAATTAAACAGCAGATGTTAAGTCATAGTCAGGATATATAATGGCTAAACCGCCTTTTGAGTATAGAATAATTATCTTAATGTTTGTTGGGGGATGTATTCCTATTTTAATAACAACAATGCTAAATCATTATTTTGATTATTCAGTTAAACAATCAATGGAATTAACATTTATATTATGTATTCCTGTGGCTGTTTGGATGGCATCAAAAATAAATGATAGATGGCATGATGATCAGGAGTAAAATATGTATTTAAACGCAAACATACCACCAATAGAATGCTATGTAAGAGGTAATTATCTAAGAGATCAAAAAGATTCTCATGATAAATACTTTGAATGTGTAGTCTTTGGTTTTACATCAATACCAAAACAAGTACCTTTGTTTCATTATATGATGACAGATGGTGGTATATGGTGGAGAGCACCAATATCTGCATTTTGTAAAAAACCAGAAATAAAAGAATTACCTTTAAATGAATTGATGTTATGGGATTCTTTTAGTTACAATGTAAGTGTTACAAAATTTTATCAATTAGATGGTTGTAAAATGATATATACATCTAGAAGAAAAAAACAAAGAGAAGGCACATATTTATTTACAATTGATTGGTGTGCTGGTGATTATAATGAATTAGATTTTGGTTATGCAGAAAAACCTGATCAACATAAATGTGGACATGTAATAGAATTAGATGATGGCAACTATGCAATACAACCCAACAATAGACTAAGGATATTTGATCCTTCTATGGCAGCTGATCCAAGCAAACCTCTTATCCATAGATTAGTTAATACTAGAATTTGGTCCGTAGAAGATACTTCTAAATGGATTACAGATGAAGTACAGGAAGGAAGCTATGATTATGAATATAAGGAGATAAAAGATGGCGAAGAAAAAAAGCACAGTAAATAAAGCAGGTAATTACACAAAACCAACTATGAGAAAGCGATTATTTAATAAAATAATGGCTGGAACAAAGGGTGGCAAAAGTGGACAATGGAGTGCCAGAAAAGCCCAGATGCTAGCGAAGCAGTACAAGGCAGCTGGGGGTGGCTACAAGTAATGATAACATTTATTAAAAAAATTTTAGGTATAAATAACTTAGAATATAAAATTAGATTACTTGAAAGAAAAAACTATTGGAGAGATAAGTATAAAACATGGTTAAGAAAATAAAAAAAGTTGCTAAGGCTCTGAAAAAAGCATCTGCTTTACATAAAAAACAAAGTAAAGTTATTGAGAAACATATTAAACAAATGAAATCTTATGGCAAAAAAAAGAGATCCTAAAGTAGGGACTGGTAAAAAACCTAAAGGGTCTGGCCGTAGATTATATACTGATGAAAATCCAAAAGATACTGTCGGTATAAAATTTGCAACACCAGCAGATGCAAGAAAAACAGTTGCAAAAGTTAAAAAAATAAATAAACCCTTCGCAAGAAAAATCCAAATACTTACTGTAGGTGAGCAACGTGCAAAAGTTATGGGTAAATCAAAAGTAGCATCTATATTTAAAAAAGGAAAAGACGCTATAAGAAGAGGGAGAAAAACATAATGGCACTAGCAAAAAGACAAAGGAGTTTAAAAGCATGGGGGAAACAAAAATGGAGAACGAAATCAGGCAAGAAATCTTCGGTAACTGGAGAACGATATTTACCAGAGAAGGCGATCAAGAGTCTATCATCTGCGGAGTATGCGGCAACGACAAGAGCAAAACGAAGAGGAACAAAAAAGGGCAAACAGTTTGTGAAGCAACCGAAAGGGATTGCAAAAAAAACAGCTAAATACAGGAGGTACAGCTAATGCCAGGACATTATGGTAAAATGAAAAAGAAACCTATGAAAGGTAAAAAAGTAGTAGGTAAAAGAAAAAAACTAGACATGGATGGAGATGGTAAATTAACCAAAAAAGACTTCGCTATGTTAAGAAATAAAAAGAAGAAGAAAAAATAATGAGAAAAGGACTATATGCTAACATTCATGCTAAAAGAAAGCGTGGTGGCAAAATGAGAAAGAAAGGTGCTAAAGGTGCACCCACAGCTGCTAATTTTAGAAGAGCTGCAATGACAGCTAGGAAAAAATAATGGTAGCTAAAAAATACCAAAACCCCTCAGGTGGATTAAATGAAGCAGGTCGTAAATATTTTAAAAGAAAGACTGGTGCTAATTTAAAAAGACCTAGTAAAAAAGTAGGAAATAAACGCAGAGCTAGTTTCTGTGCCCGTATGAAGGGGATGAAAAAGAAACTAACATCTGCTAAAACAGCTAATGATCCAAATTCTAGAATTAATAAAGCTCTTAGGGCTTGGAATTGCTAGTGCAATTTTATTTATAAATATAAGTATGGCTGATATATCTAAAACAAAAGATTTTATAAAAGCAGTAGAAGAAGTTCGTCAGGAATATCCTGAAGATTCTATTGAAAGAAAGATACCATCATCTTTTATAGCAACAATTGCAGCTACAGAAACAGGTAATTTTAATTTTGAAGGTGCACCTACTGCACAAAAAGCTAATAATTTTTTTGGAATACATGCAACAGGTGATCAAAATTATATAGAGACATCTGGTGGTGCAAAGTTAAGATCATTTGATGATAGCAAAGCAAGCATTAGAGCTTTTGTAAATTTAATAGCAAATGATGATAGATATGAAAATGCTAGAAACTCAATAGATAAAGGGCCAAATGAAATGTTTAAAGGTATGTCTACATATGCAGAAAATCCTAACTATGTAAACATATTATCAAGTGTATACAAAAATAGAATAGAGCCAGTAATTCAAACAGAAAATTTTTTATTACCAAAAAGAAAACCAATAACAGAACAAATGGATAATCTGCAATAAAAAAGGGAAGCCTAAATTAATAGACTCCCCTCGCAGGCAACACGAAGACCGCTTGACTTTTTAGTCAGGTGGTCTTTTTTTTTGGTCGTAATATTTGTGACGATATAAATTTCTATCACCCCAACGTTTACGCCAAAACCAGTTACTTAATGAACTAGCATAACCTTCTAATTTATTCATAACATAGTTATGCCAAAAGTAATATCTAAACTTTTTGTATAAGTTGTTTAATATCATCTTGTAATTTTCTCCCAACAGAATTAGCATGATTAATTACAGCAGCACATAGATTACCATGATAGGGATAACCTTTAAGTGCTTCTCTAATTTTAGCTACAGGTTTACCACCATAATCTATTACTATAGCATTATCTTTATTAAGACCTATTTTTAATTCAAATAGTATACCAGTATATTTATCTAAATTATTTTTTTCTGACATCAGTTTCACCCCCTGACACAGGAGTTAAACCAGCTAAACTATTCATTAGTTTAACAACTTCTCCATAAGGTCTAGTCATAAGATATCTCATTATATCCATTAATTGTTCAGAACCTATAACATAGGTTCTAGGGTTAGCTTTTTGTTGTATTTGCTCTTCTTTCTTTTCCATTTATCCTCCTATTAAAATGGTATATCATCATCACTAGGATAATGTTTTTCAATTACCCTTAATTTATCTGAAGCACATCCTATAATCTCTAGCTGTTTATCTATCTCTACAGCAAATTGTGGATGTTCTCCTATACCTACAGGTTTATCTAGGTATACTTCTAATGTAGCTTTTGCTACATCAATCTCTGCTTGATATTTTTTTATCATAGCTTTTATAAAGTTATCTCTCATTCTGACCCCCTGAATTGGTAATATTTATCTTCGATTAAATCTTCATCTAGTAAATATACATTGTTTATATTAGGTTTATTGTACTCTATTCGCAGATCTCTTATAGTTTGATTAAGAGTTCTACCTGCTTGAAGACAATCACAAACCATATCCTCAAGTTCTAGTATTGCCTGTTTTACTGCTCCCATTATTTATCCTCCTTTGGTAGTTTATCTCTTAATTTATTTATTCTTTTTTGAGCATATATTATAATATCATATAGCCCATTTATCTCCGCAAGTAAAGCCATTCTTTCACCATGACTTAACGCATCTTCACTTATGTTACCTTTTGGTAGTGTTCTCATTTGTCTTTACCTCCATTATTAATCTGCCTAAATACCAATTAGCTTTTTCTAAATCTTGTAAAGGTTCACCTTTAAATTTATATCTAGAAACATACTTCAAAACATTGCCCTTCAAATATCCATGATATTCATCACTTGTCATACAATCTTGTATAACTCTC